TCTTGAGGACGCCGAGAAGAAAGTTTTACTGCCAGCTCTCACTCGCGAACCCGGCCCAGCCCGTGTGAAAGTCATTGAGGTGTCTTATGTTTAAGGCACAAAACACAAAAGACAGCACGACTTCGTACATGAAGTCTTTGTTCTTTGCCCCGCATGGTTGGGGCAAGACCACGCAGTTCAAGCACCTTCAAGAACACTACGGCAAAGGCTTTATCATAAGCGGTGAGAGCGGTCTGTCGTCTATCCGCTCGGCGGGTATCGACTACCTACCTTTCGACAGTTGGAACGGCACGTCTGACCCAGCAGCTAACAGCTACAGTTTCGTAGACATATTCAAGTGGATGAAGACGCCAGAGTTTAAGGGAGCTGGGTACACATGGATAGGCTTAGATAGTCTGACTGAGCTATCGTCTCACTCACTCAAGGCTGCACAGCAGCACGCAGATGAAGAGGCTCAGAGGCAAGGTAAGAAAAACGCCAACGGCTTTGAGGCGTGGGCCAAACACACTGCCAATCTGATCGGCGCTTGCAAAGCTATACGCGACATGCCGCTGCACTTTCTCGTCACGGCTCTTGCGAAAGAAAGCCAAGACGAAAACGGCAACGTCGAACACTGGCCGTTTCTTGATGGCAAGGCAGTTCAACAGGCACTGCCCGGCATTTTTGACAACGTATTCGCAGGGGTACGGGCTACGTCTGGCGACAAGGATAACCCAAAAGTTCTTCGGTATGTAATCACCGACGACGTGAAGGGTTGGAAGGGGAAGGTGCGCGATGAAAAACGTCGGCTTCTGCCCGTCGAGCAGACAGGAAACTTAGTCGATTTGTTCAAGAAGATGGGCATGTCAGACGCAGACTTTAAAAAATTACGCAGCGCACAGGAGCAAGAAGCATGAGCTTTTCTTTCAACGACTTAAACTTATCCACGGTGGAGGCGTCTGGTGTATCTAGCGCGTTACGACCGGGGCGTTACGTGTGTCTCGCCAAGGAAGCCAAACTGAAAGACACGAAGTCTGGCGGCAAGATGGTAGAAGTCGAGCTTGAAGATGTAGGTGGCATGGGAAGTCTGCGTGCCTTTCTCAACATCCACATCCCATCTTCTGATCAGGCCACCCGCATTGGCCGTGAGCAACTCAAAGCTCTTCTAACACTTGGCGGTCACAAAGACCCAAACAATGTGGGCAAGCACGGCATCGGCAGCATAAATGGCCTCAAGGTTGGGGTGTTGGTTGTTGCTGAGCAGTACGTAAAAGACGGGGAAACTCGTAACGGCTCTCGCGTTAAGGGGTTCTTAGACCCTGCGACTATGCAGGCCACAACCAATTCCAGCTCACAGGGTTCGTCCCCTTCCCGCGATCTGGATGACGCCATCCCGTTTTAACCTCCCAGCGTGATGGCGAGACTGGGGGTGAGAGACTGTGGGTATGCCCAACGTATATCGTTGCAGCGCCCGAACTTTGTTAAACTCACCCCCTTTTTTAAATGGACAAATGGACAAGGCAAATGGACAAATGGACATCGTGTCCAGACATAACAAGTCTGATCACTGAGGCGTACCGCGAAGAAAAACGCGGCAAGACACGACAGTACATCGGTGCATCTGGCATAGGCCAGCAGTGCTTAGCGTCCATTGCATTTAGTTACCGTGGATACCCAGACACAGCCCCCGAACCACAGCTTAAACGCATCTTTCGCGACGGACACAAAATAGAATACGACGTTGTGAAAGACATGCGTAAAGCTGGCGTGCATGTGATGGAGAATGACCCACTCACAGGCAAGCAGTGGCGGTGGACAGGATACGGCGGCTTAGTGATGGGCAACGCTGATGGGCTGATGGAAGTCGACGGTGAAACATACGGCGTCGAGATTAAGTCGATGAATATGAACAAGCACCAAGAGTTCGTAAAAAAAGGTGTGCGAGGTAGCCACCCAAATTACTACGACCAAATGCAGGCGATGATGGGGCTGTCTGGCATACGCAAGTTTGTGATCGTCGCGTACAACAAAAACAATTCTGCGTATCACCATGAGTACATAGACTTCGACGACTTTCGTTGGGCGTACCTCACGACTAAAATTGAAGACGTGCTGAATAACAGGGTTGTACGCATAGCGTCAGACGAGAGCGACTGGCGTTGTCGCGGTTGCTTTAAGCGCGATGCTTGTTGGAGCGGCAACGAGCCAACCGAGAAGTCAGTAAGGACTTGCGGCAACAGTACCGCTGACAACGATGGAGTGCTTCACTGCGACAAGTGTGATGCGACTACGTGTACCGACTGGATAAAATTTGAACCGAGGCCGACATGAAAATCAAACATAAAAAGAAAATGATTGTTGATCTTGAGTTGCTGGAACAGAGCGTTGTCACACGCATTGCAGACTTGGAGTGGATGATTGAGTGGGGTGACGATAGGCCCGACCAGACTGACACAGAAGCAAGCCTGTCTGACAGACGTAAAGCCTACGACAAGCTCAAGTACATTCGCAAAGACATAGCCAATCTGAGAAAAGAAGTGATTGATTGTGAATAGATTAGTGGCTTTTGTCGGGCCGATCGGCAGCGGAAAATCTGTGTGTGCGGATTACTTATGCAGTCATTACGGCTATACTAAGATCAAGTTCGCTGGCCCCTTGAAGATGATGCTAAAGCAGATGGGCCTGACGGATGAACATTTGGAAGGCGCTCTCAAGGAGCAGCCGTGTGATATACTGGCAGGGAAGACACCGAGATGGGCGATGCAAACGTTGGGAACGGAATGGGGACGAGACTTAATAAGCGAAAACCTGTGGGGCAACGTGTGGGCGCATCGCGCCAAGCAATTACTGTTGACCCAGCCAGTCGTGACAGACGACTGTCGCTTTCAAAACGAAGCGGAGCGGGTGCAGAAGATGGGCGGGATGGTGGTTCGGGTGTTACCACCGGACAGCAGCCAATCGACAGGAACCGCCGCAAGACATAGCAGTGAACAGTACGACTACGAGGTAGACATGGTGATTAAAAATCCCGGTGATAATTCGCTGCATAAAGCGCTAGACTTTTTAGCCCAGCCACAGCCATACCCCCGTGAACATACCCGCGATTAAGACGACGAAGAGGATGGCAGCACATGCCATCTCTATTTTGTGTTGCAGTTCTTCTTGCCGTAGCTTTTCTTCTAGTATTCTTTTCTTTTTAATCTCGCCTCTGACTTTCAAGAGGGCATCCCACGCATAAAATCCTCGGCTGGCGATCACAGCTTTCTTAAGTTCGACTTCTAAGTCGTTGCACTTCTGCTGAGCTGCGTAAGTTTCAAGCGCCTCTTCGTTGACAGACTTGCCAGACCGCTTCCGCTTTTTTTTGTGGCCGTCCCTGACTTCGTCAATCGCACCCCACATTTTCCCGATGTCGCCCATCATCGAATGGGCATCCTTGCCCAGCTTCACACCAGACTTAATCGCAGCGAACGCTGCGACTGCGACTGATATAGGTTCCACGACTAGCCCTTATTATCGCGTATGTTTTTAGCTTGTATCCGCCGAATAATTGCTGCCGCTTCTTTGCTGACCGTCGAAGGGATTGCTTCGGTGGTCGTTCTTTTCCTCGACCATTCTTGCACACCCTTCATGCCATTAAGACGGTCAGTCTTTGGCTTCGTTACCGCAGGCGCTGGCTTTGGCTTTGGTATCCTCGGCTTGGATGGCGGGGCCATCTTATAGAAGTGGTCTTTGTCATTTACTTTGCTGCCCATTTCAATCTCCTATCAGCCAGTCTTCCACGTCAAAGCAAGGGCAAGCCTTGTTCGACCATTCATTGTGTCCAGAAATTTTTGAAATTTTTGGGTGAGCTTCCTTCAAGTCTGCGATTAGATCACGCAACGCAATGTCTTGCTCGTAGGTGTAGTTCTCTAGGAACTCATCGTCGGCTTGACCGCCACGACCGCCGAGCAATGTGATCCCAATGGATTTTTTATTTCTGCCGCGACAGTGCGCTCCGCTTCGTTCGACGGGTCTGGCCGAACCAACCTCGCCCTTACGATTGACGGCAAAATGGTAACCGCATGTTGACCACCCGTTATCCTCGACATGCCAGCGGGTCAGCTCTTTGACAGCGTCCTCGACTGGCCTGTCTTCGTACCAGTTCTTACGTGTCGCAGTGCAGTGAATGATGATTTCGTTTATGTCTCTCATCGGCTTGCTCCTTGATGAGTTTTTTTTGTCGCTCGATTTCGTCGCGCTGTGTTTCAAGCTCGACAAATTGCCTGTCAATTTCTGTAAGTTGCGGGAAAGCCAAGACATTATCGGTCACTTCCCTTTACCAAAGTATTGCGTTGCACCACGGATACCGAAGCTGGCTGCGACTACGCATCCCCACGTATAGATGAACCAGTCGGGTGCTTGCTCCAATGCAGCAAAGCCATCAAAGACTATGTCCCTCCCAGTCTCCCCAGTGAAGCAAACTATAATGGGTAGGCTCATCAGGATTGTAATATACTCATCCTTCCACGAAGACTTTGAGCCTTCGGCCATGATCTTTTCCCAGTTGGCCTCGCTCTGGGCTTGGGACATAAGTATCTGGGACTTGGCCTCGGCCTCTGAGACTTTCATCTTAGTCTCTGCCGCTTTAGTCTCGACTTTGCCTTGAAGCCATGTGCCAGCGAGGTTAGCTAACGGGCCAATCAATGCTTGTATCATTTCTCAGACCCCAACCAGACAGCGAAAGCTCCAGTCATGGAGCCAGAACATATTGAAATCATTGCAGATTGTTGCGTCGACAAGTCGTCGAGGGTCATCCCCCATTCCAGCACGCGGATATACATGATGGTCATAACTAGCATCATTAGTCGTGGCATGAGCTTCCAAGCCAGAATTTTTTCCATTGCGATTGTCATTCTTCAAATCCTTCTTTGAGGCCGTTGAGTATCTCTTTCACTGTGGGCCGTCGCTTTGCGTTTGGGGTATAGCGACAGGAATATTGCTTGGGACATTCCACAAAACTGTACGATGGGTAGTGATACCCAATCGTTCCGTTTGGGCCTCGGTATATACACACCATCTCGCCCTGTATTTTTACGCGCTTGGCAAGCTGGCAAGTTACATACTCTGGGTTTGCCAGCCCAGCGACTAAGGCCGTTGAAAGAAGCCACATTAGTCAAACTTGCCTCCGAAGCCTGACCCGAAGCCTGATGAGTTGAAGCCTTGGCCGCTAGACTTTTTCTTTGGGCCGGGCTTTTTAGGCTCGCCAGCTACCGTATCAGTCAACGCTTTTCTGATCGACGCCACGCCACCAAGCACAGGTATGCGACCGCCCAGACTATTCATGCCTACTCTAGTCTTGCTGTTCTCGTTCTCACCTGTGATGAGGTTTTTGACTTGCTCCTGCCCCATAGCTGCGGTGTTGTACGCCAGCTCTGTCGTGCCGACTTGTGGCCCAAAGACACCGCCCATCATACGGACGTAGCTCCACTTACTGCCGTCCTCTAACTGGGTTGCACTGTTGTAAAGCATTTCAGCAAGGAAGCCCAAGCCACCGACAGCCATCAAGCCGTCGATCCACCAGCCTAACGCTTCGTCAGTCAGGCTATCCTCGTCAATGCCAAGCATTTCTGCCAACGCTGGTTTGCTTGCTGTCATACTACGGTCACGATTAGCAAAGGTTCTTTCGTCTTCGCCGCCACGCTGCTGGACGTGGTCTTTGATACTGATGGATGCTGCGCCCACACCTACGCCTGCTGTAGCCATGTACATTATGGGGTAGTAGTTGCCTTGCCGAGCTTCATCGACCATGTACTTACCCATGCGCTGCATCATAAACGGGAACGACTTGAGCTGGAACATCAAGCTGCCCCACGGCCCTTGGCCCCACAACGGAATGTCGTTTGGATTGGGGGTGTAGATGCTTTCGTTTGTGAAGCGTATCATTGCTTCTTGCACTTGCATTTCAATCGCTTCGTCTGTGGGCAGAGCGTCGATCCTAAACGAACCGTTAGATAGAAAATCATGCCGAGCATTTGGCCCTGTCAAACCATAACGCTCTAGGTATCGAACAGCAGTCTGGTAAGACTTGGTGTCAGTCTTGCCTTGCCTTTGCATCCTGACCGCCCGGTTGATCTCAGTCTTAAAACTTTCAAACCCAACCAGACTGGCCACCTCACGCATTGTATTAGTCCAAGGCGTTAGTAACGTCGCGTTAAAGAAACTGTTTGCAAACCTTTGATTGCCGTCGCCTGCCATGTGTACCATGCGCTCGTGCATAAGGTTGTCGATGCCAACGCCGACGTTCCTTGCAGACTGTCGGTAGTCAGGGTCAGTCATGTACTTTGACCACGCTTTTGCGAAAGCTCGCATGTTGCCACTTCGCACGAGCGGCAACCCTATGTCTGGCAGTGAGGTTAATGCGGTAAAGCCAAGCAGACTTACGCTTGTAAACGACTTAAGAGCGCGGCTTATTTTGTATCGCGCTTCATTGCCAGTGCCGCCGTCTATGGGTTTTTTGTTGAGGACGTCCATCATCTGCCGCATCTTAATTACTGCTGGTGCTGATGGCCCTTTGTCTGGGAAATCCACAAACGCATTTACAATGGCGTCTGCACGCATACGGAACTGGTCGTTCATTCCGTCAACTCCAGCCGCTGTCGTTAAGATCGACATGGCTTCTTGCTTGCCGTTTATTCTGGACGCAGTATCTCCGCTTAAGACAGCTTTAACTTGATCGACTATGTTTTTAACTTCGTCTTGCGTCATCTTCAGGGCAGCTACTTCTAGCTTGTCGACCTGTGCCATGCCGCTTTCAGTTGTTACCGCCAACTTAGGGGCATTGTTTGACATCAATAAATTAACTGCTGCCTCTGGGCCTTTTTGAGCTACTGCTAAGTATGCGTCGAACCCATGCCCGTTGATGCCAAACCGCTCCGTCAATACGCGCTTGCGGGTTGTGCGGTCAAAGTATTTTGCCATGATCCCTTGCAAGTCTTGCACAAGGAACCCGTCCATCTCTGCGTAATCACCGGGCTGTAGCTTAAGCACTCGCGCAGCAAATGGGTCAGATAAAGTTGCTTGCACTTCTCCATCAATAGACGGGTCGTGACCCCTCGTGATTTTTAAAGATACTTTTCTTGCAACCTCTTCTAACTCTTCAGTTGTTTGCCGTGGGCCTTCAAAGCTGTCAGCCATTTGCTCGCGCATTAGTAGCCCAGTCATTGCACGCCTAAATTTGATGGGATTTTCCAGTATGCTTTCTTTGTCCCAGACTTGCGGCACGTAAAAGTCTGAGCCTAACTTACGTGTGTCTCCCACTGTAATTCCCAAAGCCTTCATACGAGCCAGCTCGTCACTGAACGCTGCCCCAATTTCCAGAGCAATAGATTTTTCTTCTGGCTTAAGTCTTTCCACTGCTCCACGCCCACGTCGCAACGCTTTGATTATACGTTTGTGGCTTGCAGGTTGACCTGTATCTAAAGCGCCCAAGGCTAGGCCACGATTGCGCTTGCCCCAGCGTTGCAAGTTGTTGCCTGCGTCTGGCAGTCCATTCAGTCTGGCAATGATTGGCTGTAGCCTGCGAGCCAGTAGAGCGTCGTGACGTTCATAAGCGCCTGTTCCGTTCAGTGGCTTAACTAAGTCTGCAAACCAATGCGCGCCGTTCTCCCTGAACATAGACGAATTTTCTCTAAAGAAGTTTTTAACAGTCGACCACTTGCTTAGGGTTATGGTGTCGTCTTGAGTTAAATCTCGGCCCTTGATCATCTTGCCAACCACATCCAAGACTGGCTTGGGCATACCCATGCGCTGACTTTCCAGTGCAACCGCAAGGAACTGGTGGTTAGGTAGCTTGCCGTCGACTACCATCATTTCTTCTACGACACTGGCGGTTAGTTTCAGGTTGCCGCCGGGCTTTTCTTTTTGAGACAAGGCCAGCTCTACAGCGTCAAACCCACTGTCTCCAGTCAAAGACTTAACGCTGCCTGTCGAGAAAGACATAGAGCCGCTATCATAGTTGATGCCGTCGTAGCCCTCACTTTTTAGGTATCTGTTAAACTTAGCTTTAGCCTGATCTAAAGACTTGGTCTTGACGCTGGATTTAAAAAAGATGTCATCGGTCATTATCTTGTAAAGCTGATCTCCGCTAACGCCCTTGTAAACTTTATCTAAGAGATCATTATAAATCTTGTCAGGAAGGTCAGTGTCCCACTGAAACTTTAACATAAAATACTCAAGGTCTATGCCCTCGCCTTCATTGATTGAGTAAAAGGAGTGAGGGGTTGCGTCGAAAGGCTTTCTCATTCTGACAGCAACAGGTGTTACTTTGTTGTCTGACACTGCGCCTTTTGAAATATCAGACAGGATTTCCCAGTGCTTACGCTCTGCTTCTAAAAGATGGTGGATTGTGCTGTTGTGATACTTGTGCTGCTTTGACTTTTGAAGAACGGTCATGTCTTTTATTTTTTCGCGCAGATGTATGATGTTCTGCGTGGCCATGCCTGCGGCTTGTCGTTGGATAGGCGTTACAAACGCGCTGTCTAGCTGTCGACTAATGCGTGCGGCCAAAGTTCCCGCGTCGTAAAACTTGTCGATCCCCATTAAGCCAGTGTGGTAAACACCTTCTCCAAATTCTCCGTAGCTTGGGGAGTTGCCAGTGGCGTTTTGATCACGAGCTACATTAAACCGTATTGATTGATGGCGATGTGCCAACTCTTCTGGTCGATGTATACCGACGTGTCTCGCCACAGCTTGCGTGTGATCTTGCTCTGCGATCTTCCGATATTCGACAGCCCACTTTCCAGCGACTGAGGGGTGTATGCGAGTTTCCCCGTTACGGTCTACTGAAGCGTTGAGGTGTGGAAAATCTTCAGGCCCACGCGCCAAGCCTGAATAAGACAAGCGTTTATATTCCATGCGCTGTTCGTTTAGCGACTGAGGCTGTCGGAGGATGCCGTCTAAAATATTCGACGTGTCTATCATAATTTGGTTTAGTGCAGCCCCTGCTCCTTTACCCTTAACGTCGTTGCCTAGAGTTATTCCTTTGTAAATTTGCTGCTCTTTATCAGCAATCATTTCAGAGACTTTCTGACCTCGTGTCTCTGCTGCTAACCGTAGTTCTGTACGCTGGTTAGCAGGCAACATTCTGTAAGCGATGTCGTATAACTTCGGGAAAATTTCAGCGCGTAACGCAGCACTCTTAGCGTCGTACTCTTCGATGCTTTGGATTTCGGCTTTGTATAAAGCCGCATTTTCTGGAGCTTTTTTATCAAACCTGTCAGTCTTTCTGGCTCGGTCAGCCGCGTCATGCGCTGCCTGTCGTAAGTTGTTTAGCTCGTCTATAGCTGAAGCAATTCCGCGAATGGTTTTGCGAGCGCGTCCGTAGTCGGCGTGACTTGCGGTAATGGGAGTTTCGTCTCCCATCGTCTCAAGCTCTACGTCATTTACTCCCGCTTGCTCAAAGTCCATCAAGCGCCCGTTGGCCATGTCGCGGTCTATCCCGCTACCAGTAATGGTCGCTATGTCGTACTCAGTTAGGAAGTCGTCCTCTTCGCTTCGGCCCAGTTTATTAGCGAGCTTGTTAAACAACGATTGCCCAGCCTCTTGAACAGGTGCTTTTCTGTGCGTCACGCCGTCAGCTAATTCCGCTACTGCGGGTGATTTTGTATTTGGTGAAAGAGCTTCAGGCGCGTCGACTGGTGTAGTGCTTTTGCCAAGCAAGTTCAGCGTGTCGACGTCGCCATTTTCCTCTGCCCATGCACGCAACTGGCTTACTTCCTCTACGTTGTTGCGTTCTATTATCGACTGAATGGCGTCGAGCTTGCCGTCTTGTTCTAAGTTTTTCTCGGCTGTGTCTAAGGCAGTCTCAGACTGAGCAGACCTGTCGCGCCGTTGTAGCTCTTGCAGTGACCCTGCGACTTGCTGCACTTCGGCTAAGTTTGTTTTGTCAGCTTTAGCTATCTCGTCTTTTAAAACTTGTTCGCTCTTAACTTCTGCTTTTATTGCTTGGATTTTTTTATTCAGCCTGACCCTGTCTGCCTCTCCGACTTTAATGTTGTTTTCACGGATGTAGTCTGCCACTTCCTGCACTGCTACGCCTGTTGCGACGGCATCGTCTCGCAGCTTTTTGTTTTTGTTAATGTGATACTGCGAGATCATGCTGTGCTTTGCCACGTAAGCATGACCAGTGTAGGCGTCGAGGCCAATGAACTCACCTTTGCGCGTGCTGGGCATCTTGCGCTGGTACATCATCGTGTACTCTTTGATGCCAACTTGCATAGCGTTTTGTAAGTCTGTCGACAGCGCGTGTAGGTGGTCGACAACGCCAGCGTCCAGACTTTGATAGCCAGCTTTGTCATTGGCCATAAGCCGCTCTAAAACTTCTTGAGCTTCTGGCTTGTAGCCAGCTAGCTCTTCAGAAATTATGACGTCGATTGCTTGCTGGCCTTCGTTCAAGCCAGATGTGCGGCTTGATGTCATTTGCACCGACATGTTTTCACCGCTCGGAATATAAGTCTCTCCGACACGTAGCTGCTGCAAGAAAGCGTGGATACGATACTGCGCTTTCATAATTGGTTCGATAGCACTCGTCCCGTCGAGAGCCATAATCCGTGCGCTGCCGCCACCGTCTTTTGCTCTGTCGCTAGGGCGGTGGTGCGTCTCGCCTTGTTTGCCGCCGTACTCTCCGTAGACTTCACGACCTATTTGCTCCAGCTCTACAGCTAAGCCGTAGCTGTCGCCTGTTTCTCTGGGTGCAAACATCTTTGCGCCTTGCAACTTTTCAATTCGGTCGTCTAAGGTCACAAGCTGCTTGGCTGCAAACTCAGCAGGCAGCATTTCCTTTTCGTCGACGTGCATACTCTTAGTCTGATGCACAGACGGGATGCCGTGCTTGCGAGCTGGCCCAGCCAAGTGCGCGAACTTGCTTATAGTCTTGTAAGGGGCTTGAGTTTCAGGGTCGATGCGTGCCTTGGGCAAGACACGACTAAAGATTTCGTGCAGATC